GAATGTTTGGTAATCATCCTGGTTTCGGTACACTCCAGATTTAAACTTATTAATATTAATTGTTGGGTTTGACATATTACCTCCGTTTTCTCCTAAATTGGGTTCTCACCTCAAATCACTCTGAAAAGCCACGGCCTTCCCCAGCACGCGGATGTCCTTGTGGTCTCCAGGTCGATACTCCATGTCTTTATATTCCGGATTCTCTGCCCTGAGAACGATCAGATCGTCAGAGTATTTGTAGAACCGTTTCAGGGTCGCCTCATCGTCGATCGCGACCACAGCTATATCGCCATTCTCCACTTCCGGCTGCTGACGGACGAAAACGAGGTCTCCATCATTGATCCGGGCCCCGGTCATGGAGTCGCCCTTGGCGATCAGGATGAAGTCGGCCTTTACATCTGTTGTGGAGTCCACATAAACTTCCTTCTCCTCTGCCATGTATATAGGCTTGCCACAGGCGACAGAGCCGAAGACTGGGTAGCGCTTCTTGGCGATCGGGCGGATGTTGGCGTAGGAGGGAATGGAGGCATCGTCCCAGCCCATGAGGTATGAAGGAGAGCATTCTAATATAGAAGCCATCTTTTGTATCACGGATCTCTTGATATTCTCAACTCGCCCATTTTCGTATTTAGCAATAGCTGACTTTTGGAGACCAAGCTTTGAAGCAAGCTCTTCCTGTGTATAGTCCATAGCCAGACGTCGTTCTTTTATCCTCGTCGCCATATCCATGAGAAGTATCCTCCATTCACTTAAAGTGTCTTGATTTTACAACATGCTGAATAAAAAATCAACAAAAGTGTCTTAAAATTCAAAAATCTACATTGACATAGTATTTCGCCTGTGCTAAATTAAATGTGTCTTAAAAAGACACATAAATAATTGAAAGGAGGTGCACATGAATAAAAACGAACTTGAAGCTGCCATGAAGAGACATGGCGACACAGGGGCAACACTTTCCGCATATCTTGGGATTGCTCGCAGTACTTTTTCTGCGAAAATCAACGAGACAAACGGAGCAGAGTTTACCCAGGGCGAAATCAGCCTTATCAAAAAGCGTTATTCTCTTGACGCAAACGCAGTGGACATTATTTTTTTTGACTCAAAAGTGTCCTAATAAGACACAATCTGCTATCCTACGGATACCAGATTTTACAGAAGATGTGTTGACATCTCCTGTAAAAGAATTCCGAAGAAAGGAGGCGGAGATGGTAGACAAAGTGAAGCAGGCCTGCGCCGGGAAGGGCATCACGGTCACGGAGCTCGAGAAGCTCGCCGGCATTCCGGATAACGCTATTTACAAATGGGACAAGCACAGCCCCAGCGTGCTGACGGTTGCCAGGGTAGCGAAGGTGCTCGGAGTGACCATGGACAGCCTGATTGACATTCCCGCAGAGAAGTGAGCGGGAGAAAAGGAGGATTACTAAATGAAACTGTATATCGAGAATGAAGGCGAGAACTTCGAGATGGAAGCAAAGGCGGCCTACGTCGTCATGATCGACCCGGCGGACCGGGATGCGGACGTGGCGCTGATGGTCATGGGGCAGACAAGCCACATGGCGATCGTCTCCGGCATCGCGAAGACGCTGGACAGCTTTTTCCAGACGCTGACCAAGGGCAACAGCGCGACACAGCAGGTTCTGTGGAAGCTCTTCAAGAAGGCGTACAAGACAGCCAGGATCACCGGCCACGCCGAGACGGAGAGGAATGAGCCCAGGCCGGTCAGAGAGGAGGACTGATGGAACAGATAAGCATCACCGCAGGCGAGCTGATCCGCTACCTGAAGGGGTTTCCAGAGGATTCGGAAGTGTCCATCATCGTGATTGACACCCATCAGGAAGAGAAGATCGGCTTCCTGGATAAGGATGTCATCTTCATCACTGATGAAGCAAATCCGATGATCTTCCTCGATATCGACAGGAACAACACCGAAGACATCACAAATGATTGGGAGGAGGATTGAATGGAAAACAATGGAACTGAGCCTTCACTCAAAAACATGAAGCGACTCGAAGAGGCGTTGCTTTCCTTTATAGAGAGGGAAGCAAAAGAGCCGTCCTCAGAAGCTTCGTATGAAGCTATCCCAAAGACGGCAGAAGTACTCCTTAGATTGTGGAAATCTATGGATGTCAATCTTTTGATGACGAATTAAGTTCAGCGACCTTGTCGTAAATATCACATTACAAGGAGGGCAAGATGGAAGATAAACGCTATTGGCTCGCAAGCTGGATCGAGAGATACCCGGATGGTACCGTGCAGGCCTTCAGGACAGCGATCCACTGCGAGACGCTAGCCCGGGCCGTGCAGGTAGTGGGGGCAGAGCTCCATGTCCGGGCAAATGCAAACCATGCAGAGTGCCTGCTCTATAATGTCGATCTTGCGTATGACGATGCTGCCGACCTGGTCGGCAAGGCCGAAGTCGACACACTCGGCCTCGACGAATGGCCGGAGTGATCGGCCTGGAACAGGAAGGAGAGTAAAGGATATGACAACTTCTGAGGTGCTTTTCGGAACGAAGCTGTGTCCGGTAAACCAGGGGGAGTTGGCCCGGCTGGTTGGCGTCAATCAGAGCACAGTAAGCCGCTGGAGAAAAAATCCCGACTCGATTCCGTGGGAAAAAATGAAGATCCTCATCAGAGTGAGAGGTCTGACCGGGGATGACTTAATGAAGATGGCAAAGGAGAAATCATGAAGCACAAAACCAGAAGGAAGATATTGATACTGATCAGCCTGATGCTGCTCATTGCCAATCTGGCTGTTGCTTGTGGCTTTATCTGCCTGAAAGCAGAGGCCCGGACCTATCCCGGCATCACTATGGAGCAGATGGCGAAAGACAGGCCCTTCGACGGGATCGTCGGAGACGAAAACGGCTTTATGTATGTGTATAAGAACGGGAAGCTCCAGACCGGATACTTCCGGTTCGATGGTCACTGGTACTACGGCCATAAGACGTCCGGCAGCTATCCCAAAGGGTCCGTGACAATGGGACAGATGAGGATCCGCAACGGTAACAGGTGGTATGCCTACGATACTGACGGCAGGCAGATCTGTAACGATGTATATATCCGCAAGGGGCGCTTCAAGAGAGTACTCCAGATCCAGCTCGCGAAAGACAACCGGGTCCTTTATGTATACGGGACGGCCGCGATCAACCGCGGCGAAAGGTACTCGACCAGGGAGCGCAGATGGCAGCGGGAACTCACCTTTGGACACTGGTACACACCAGAGCAGATGCAGACGATCCCGGGAGACTGGGTGGACTTTCAGCGGTAATGATGGCCTGCAGTACTCCGTGCCGGAGAAGCTGGCCGGACAATGACGGCGGGATGTGGTGTTGGAGAGATTGCAGAATGGAAAGATGCAGTGATTGCGGCAAGCCGATAAGTCACCGGCTTAAGGGGAAGTGTATGGCGTGCAGATATAAGGAAATTCAAAACAAATCGGAAGAGAAGCAGGACCTGAAACGGTGCGCAGTGTGCGGAAAGCTGTTCAGGCCGTACAGCGGAAGCTCGAAAATGTGCTCAGATGCCTGCAGGAAGGAGCGGATCCGGAGACAGCAAAGCCCCAATTACGGAGCCTGGCGAACTGAACGGGAGTGTGAGATCTGTGGAAAGACCTATATTCCTAAAGCGAAGAACCAAAAAACATGCAGTCCGGAGTGCTCTAAGGTACTGCATAATCAGCTGGTCATGACGCGATATTTCAAGCACGCCAAGGAGAGAAAGAAATCCCAAAAGAAGCGTGAGCCGGTTGCAGTTGATATAACCGGCAGGGATATCTCCTCTATGGCGACCGTTCTGATCGGAACGTCAAAGCCTGCATCAAAACCGCCACGGCTCCGAATTGACCCGTCAAGGATGCCCTACAGGGGCGAGCCTACAAGGGAATGTAAATTGCCAACAAGAGAGGAGATGGATCTCGCATGGTTAGCGGAACACGCAAAACGAGCACAATCTTAGGAGGCCGTACAAGGCACTGTAGATGGTGCGGAACAGCTTTTACAGAATCCAAGAACGCAAGAATTTATTGCTGTGGAGTATGTGAGGACATGGCAAGGAAAGCACACCCGGACGTTAAGATGCCGGGGAGACTCGAGCAGAAGGCTGTGCGGTTCTGCCCAAGGTGCAAAGAGCCGTTCGCAACCTGGCACGAAGGACAGAAGTATTGCTCAGACAGGTGCAGATTCCATGGGAAGTATGTGCTTGCAATGCTGCAAGAGGAGGCACTGTCTTGAATCGAAGAAGAAGGGAGATAGATGATTGTGATTGGTATCGTATTTTTGGGAGCAGCACTATTAATGGTGTTTTTGCAGATCGAGGAGCTGCGCATGCAGGGGTGGAGGCCCTGGGGCTCGCGGAGGCCCGGCAGGAGCAAGAAAACCAAGTACCGGGTCATCCCTGCGGACTGGAACAGGATCCAGAAGGAGACGGAGCTGGAGAGGAAGGCCAGAAAGAAATAAGCAGCGCCCACAGCATAAAGCCATGAGCACTGCACACACACATCTACATTATAGCAGAAACCGACAACAGGAGGGAAGAGATGATTCGAAGGTACACCTTCCCCGACCGTGAACTTTGGCTCGAGGCAAGGAAAGGCCGGATCGGTGGCAGTGATGCCTCCGCGATCGTAGGCAGGAACCCCTACATGTCGAATACAGACCTGTGGGAGATCAAGACAGGCCGGCGGGAGCAGGAGGACATCTCCGACAGGCCCTATGTCGTCTATGGGACGAAGGCAGAGGAATACCTGCGGGAGCTCTTCAGACTGGATTTTCCGGAGTATGACGTCCGGTATGAAGAAGGCAACATGTTTATAAATGACCGCTTCCCCTGGGCGCATGCCTCCCTCGACGGATGGCTCGTTGAGAAGGATACAGGCCGGCGGGGAGTGCTTGAGATCAAGACCACCAACATTCTGCAGAGCATGCAGAAGGAGAAGTGGAAGGATGGCATCCCTGACAACTATTTCTGCCAGGTCCTTCACTACCTGATGGTGACAGAGGCTGACTTCGCGATCCTGAAGGCACAGCTGAAGTACGACTTCAAGGGAGAACTGCCCTACATGCAGGTCAGGCATTACCTGATCGAGAGGGCTGAAGTAGAGGAGGACATCACTTTCCTGGAGAAAGAGGAAAAAAGATTCTGGGAACATTTACAGAGAAACATCCGGCCGGCAACGGTCCTGCCGGAAATTTGAAAGGAGGATACATGGCACTGGAACTGAAGATAGTATCACCTTCTGAAGAAGGGTTCGTGAAGGAGATCGTCTGGAACGCTGATGAGATCGCGACCGAAGTCGAAGCGAAGATAGGTTATTACAAGAATCTCGTCTACACGGAAGACCAGATCACAGAGGCCAAGAAAGACCGGGCCCAGCTGAACAAGTTCGTATCAGCCCTCAAGGATAAGGACAGGGAAATCAAGCGCCTCTGCCTCGCTCCCTATGAGGCATTCCACAATAAGATGCTGAAGATCATCTCACTTGTCGAGGAGCCGGTCGCCATGATCGACACGCAGGTAAAGGGATTCGAGGATCAGCAGAAGCAGAAGAAGATTCAGGCAATCCGGGAAATGTACGACTCAAAAGGCTTCTGGCCCTGGCTGACACTTGAGAGGATGATGGACAGGCACGCATCTATCTGCAAGAAGTGGATGAATAAATCCTGCTCCATGAAGCAGATCGAGTCTGACATGATTGAGATCCAGCACAAGATGGGCGAGGACATCCTCGCACTGAACGGCCTGAAGTTCGGGGCACAGATGGCCCTCTCCGAATACAAGCGCTCAATGGACGTCACGGCAGCCATGGCAGAGGCACAGAAGTTTGAAGAGGCCCGGCAGGCAGAGGAAGCCCTGAAGAAACAGCTTGCGGAGCAGGCACAGCCGACAGAACCTGTACCGGCCCTCGAGGATGAGAGTCCTTTTGGCGCGGAGCCCGGCGTCCAGATGCAGATGAATCTGAATCCTGAGCCGGCAGCGCCTATCCCCGGCGAGCGCAGGGAGAAGGCCTTCAAGGTGTTCGTCACCAAAGAGGAGCTTCAGGCCCTGAACCGGTTCCTCATCGATAACGGATATATTTTCAAGCAGATCAGCCTGTAAAGGAGGTAAACATGGCAGTACAGAACAGCCTCACAAAGTCCAGGAGCACGAAGGCTCCGCTCGCAGCATATCTCGCGCAGGATGCGGTCAAGGCACAGATCAACAGGATCGTTGGTGGCAAAGACGGACAGCGCTTCATCTCCGCAATTGTCTCTGCAGTCAACACGAATCATGCCCTGCAGGAATGCTCCAATGCATCCATCGTCTCCGCGGCACTTCTTGGGGAGTCCCTGAAGCTCTCACCGTCTCCCCAGCTTGGCCAGTATTACATGGTCCCTTTCAATGACAAGAACAAAGGTAAGGTTGCCCAGTTCCAGCTCGGCTACAAGGGATATATCCAGCTGGCGCTCCGCTCCGGCCAGTACAAGAAACTCAATGTCATGGCCATCAAGGAAGGGGAGTTGGTCCGGTATGATCCGCTCAACGAGGAGATCGAGGTTCACCTGATCGAGGATGAAGTCCAGAGGGAGCAGGCCCCGACGATCGGCTACTATGCAATGTTTGAGTATCTCAACGGCTTCCGGAAGACCATGTACTGGTCGAAGGAGAAGATGCTCGCACATGCTGATAAGTACAGCCAGGCATTCTCCAAAGACGGCGGCCCGTTTGGCTATGGCGGTAAATATCACAGAGTTTCCTTTGCGGACTACGAGGCCGGCAACTTCCCTCAGAACGATGGCTGGATGTACTCCAGCTTCTGGTATAAGGACTTCGACGGCATGGCATACAAGACCATGCTCCGGCAGCTGATCAGCAAATGGGGAATCATGAGCATCGACATGGTCAGTGCTATGGATTCCGATCTTGCGGTTATCAATGAGGATGGCACAAAAGACTATGTCGAGTCAGAGGAGTATGTTGTGGACGCGCAGGAGTCGCAGGAAGCCCCGGAACAGACCGAGATACCCGTATATACCACCCCTGCCACTGTGGCCTCTCCTGTGGCGCCTGACGCGGTCATGCCTGCATCATTCGGAGGCATTGACTGGTGACGGTCTGGAGGAATTACAAAGAATCCGCATCCAAGTATCATTCCCGGAAGGTAAAGACGCCGGACGGCGAGGGCTTCGACAGCAGGAAGGAATACAGACGGTTCTCAGATCTGGCCTTGATGCAGAAGGCCGGCGAGATCAGGGGCCTGCAGAGGCAGGTCCCATTCCTCCTCATTCCTGAACACAGGGAGCCAGACACCATCGGCCCCAGGGGAGGAAGGAAGCCGGGCAGGATCCTCGAGAGGAAGGTCGAGTACTTTGCTGACTTTGTTTACGAGGAGAGACAGCCGGACGGCACATGGAAACAGGTAGTAGAAGACTGCAAGGGCATGCGGACAAAGGATTATGTCATTAAGAGAAAGCTGTTGCTGCATGTCCATGGTATTCGATTAAAAGAAACGTGAGCAGACAGAAAGGAGGGTGAATTGGCAGGCGGCAGGATACTGAAGAAGAGTATTTGCCAAAGCGAAGAGATCGATCAGCTGAGCTGGTTTGAGGAAGTCCTGTTCTATCGCCTGATTGTCAACTGTGATGATTTCGGAATATTTGATGGAAGGACGAAGATCATAAAAGGATCCCTCTTCCCGTTAAAGGAAAATGTGTCACTGAAGCAGATCGAGAATGCGATCATGAGGTTAGCGACTGTCGGACTGGTCCGAGCATATGAAGTGCAGGGACGACCGCTCCTTCAGCTACCGACCTGGAGTTCACATCAAAGAGTGCGGAACAGCAGACATATTTACCCGACACCTGAAGAAGCAGAAGATTTTGACAACTCGCCGCAATCCGCCGCAACTCGCCGCGAATTGCCGCCTAAATCCGAATCCGAATCCAAGTATGAATCCAAATCCGAATCAGAAACTGAATCCTATGTATGCACGGAGCTGCACGACTGCAGCACCGCGCCGCAGGACGCAGCATCCAGGCTTGCCGATGTGCCTGCTTTGATCCTGAATGATGGGACAGAGTGGCTCCCGGATCAGGCAGATGTGGACGGCTGGGAGAAGGTATATCCGGCAGTAGATGTATACGCAGAGTTTGGGCGCATGCGTGAATGGTGTAAAAGCAATCCCAAAAAGCGTAAGACAGCAAAGGGAATCAGGCGGTTTGTTACAAACTGGCTTGATGGAGAGCAGAACAGGCCCCGCAGAAATCATCAGACCGCCGGAAGCAGGGATCTAAGGGGCGCTGATGCCTATTTCGCCATGGCACAGGAGGCACAGACACAATGACGATAGACGAGACCAAGAAGGTGATGGCGTATATCGCGGCGGCATATCCCAGATACTTCGCCAACGTCACCAGGGAGAGTGCGGAGAGGCAGGCCATTCCCTGGCATGATGCTCTTGGAGAATATTCGGCAGGAGCCGTGATGACCGGTGTGAAAAGCTATATCAGCGCCGACAACAGCGGGTTCCCGCCCACACCTGGGCAGATCGTGCACTATATCCATTTTACCGGAAATCCGAGAGACCACAGTGGAACAGAAGCCTGGTCACTGGTCCGCAAGGCTGTGAACTGCCCTTGGGACCAGATGGAGGCTTCTTTCCAGACACTCCCTGAGACCGTGAGGAAGGCTGTCGGCAGTGCGGCGAGCCTGAAGGAACTGGCCATGATGGATTCGCAGAGGTTCGAGACTGTGGCACAGTCCAACTTCCTGCGCATGTACGATGCGGAGAGGAGGCGCGAGGCGACGGAGCAGAGGCTCCCCGCTGCCGCGATCGCTGTGAGGGGACGGCTCCAGTCGGAGCTGGACACAAGGCACAGGAACACCTTCGGACTCCCTCCAGGAAGATATTGCAGGGAGATTGAGGACAAAAGCCAGGAGATTCCATGCTCCGATAACCCGAAAGAGCATGTGGTTTCGGCTCCGGCTGACAAGATGGAACAGCTGAGGAAACGCCTCGGCGCTTGAGAGAAAACAGCCCCGGCGAGAACATGAAACAAAACCCATTCTTCTACCTCGGCGGGATAACCACGGATAACCATTGACCCGCAGGCCGGTTAGGCTGTCCGGCCTGCTCTCAACAGCTCCAGACCACAGCAAATGAAAAAGGCTGAGGGGATGTGAAGCAGAGACCATACACAACAGGGCGGTGACGGAGCTGGCCGCCCGGAAGGAGGACTTCTATGAGCAGATGCAGAAGCTGCGGAGCAGAGATCATCTGGATACACACCAAGGCAGGAAAGCAGATGCCTGTAGATACCAAGACTGAAAGGTTCATTGCCGATCCGGAAGGGAGCAGGCTCTACGTCATGAACGACGGCCACACGATGAGAGGAACACCGGTACAGCCGGGACAGGAGAACCTGGCAGGGGTATCCTCCGGGCATACATCCCATTTTGCCACCTGCCCAAATGCAAAAAAGCACAGGAGGCGCTGAAGACATGATTGGACTTAATGTACCCATGCCGGAATCATACGAATACTGCAACTTTTGCACATCGGATGGTGAATGCATGGCAATGGGAGGAGATACCCTTTGGGAATATTTACCAGATGATGCAGAGTATTTTCCGAACGGCTGGAAGTGTGAAAAGTGCCCATTGATTGACCTGAGTAAGTACGAAGATGAAATGAAATAATTACAGATTTTTTGGAAAGGAGCGGCGCCCCGGCCGGGTAATAGCTATAGCGGCTCCTGGATTTAAAAGTGGACTACAAAGAGTTTCTAATGACAAAAATGGAAATCGCAAAAGACAGCGGTTTTGAGGTGGATAAATCAGAGATCAATCCGGTATTGAAACCTCACCAGAGGGATGCAGTGCAGTGGGCGCTGCGTGGAGGACGCCGGGCACTGTTTGAATCTTTCGGATTAGGAAAGACGATACAGGAACTTGAGTTTTGCCATCAGTGCATAAAACACGATGGGGGGAAGGCGCTGATCGTCTTGCCACTGGGAGTAAAGCAAGAATTCACCAGGGACGCGGTGGAGATTCTCGGATACGAGGCTCCTGAATACGTCCGCACCATGGATGAGGTGAGAACTTCTAAAACACAGATCGTACTTTCAAATTACGAGAGAGTGCGGGACGGAGACATAAACCCGACATATTTTACAGCCGCGTCGCTTGATGAAGCGTCGGTGCTCAGGTCATTCGGTTCTAAGACTTATCAGACGTTTTTGGACAAATTCAAAGGTGTGAAATACAAACTCGTTGCCACGGCGACACCATCGCCGAACAGGTACAAAGAGCTGATCCATTATGCCGGATATCTGGAGGTAATGGACACGGGGCAGGCGCTCACGAGGTTCTTTCAGAGGGATTCAACGAAAGCTAATAACCTGACACTGTATCCCAACATGGAAGATGAATTCTGGGTATGGATTTCATCATGGGCCCTGTTCATCACGAAGCCGTCTGATCTCAACCCGGAATATTCCGACGAAGGCTATGTATTGCCGCCTTTACAGGTGAACTGGCATGAGCTGCCGATCGAATACGGGAAAGCCATGGACAAGGATGGACAGATTATGTTGTTCGAACAGGCGGCAGCAGGCTTAAAAGAAGCCGCACATATCAAAAAGGACACGATCGAAGATAGAGTCAGAAAAGCGGCCGAGATCATCAGAGAATCGCCGAAAGATCATTTTGTAATATGGCATGATCGGGAAGCTGAACGGGAAGAGATCAAAAGACAGGTTCCTGGAACGGTCGACATATACGGGAGCATGGATTATGACGAACGCGAACGGAGCGTGATTGCGTTCTCAAATGGAGAAGTGCAGTATTTTGCTACAAAAAAATCACTATCAGGCAGCGGCTGCAACTTCCAGAGACATTGTCACAGGGAGATATTCGTTGGAATCGACTATGAATTCAATGATTTTATACAGGCAATCCACAGGTGCTACAGATTCCTGCAAGAGGATCAGGTGGTAATAGA